AGTTCCGTCAGCCTCAAAGTAACGGTTCGCTCCTCTCCAAATATCAGCGAAGGTATCGTACTCGGTATATGGCGTCGAAGTAATAAAGGCGCGTCCACCAGTGCTCAATGACTGTGAAATAGCTGCCCAGAAGTCTGCCTGCATGTTCGGGTGAATAGCTGCAAATTCGTCGACGTAAAGTAGTGAAGGAGTCAAACCACGACCGGAGTGCGGTCCGGTTGCTCTAGAGATAATTTTTGATCCGTTTGAGAAATAGACGTGACCTTTGGCGTAACCTTCGTTCTTAATGGCTGCTCTAATAAAGTCCGGACAGTGTTCGTAGCCGAACTGAATTCTTTCCATGATTTCCATTGATTGTGCTCGGTTGTTTGCACAGATCAAAACCGTTTCGTCTTTATGGAACATCGAGAACCAAAGAATAAGTCCACCCACCAAGGTAGTCTTGCCCATTTGTCGAGCAAGCATGGCAATGTTATCTCGGTTATTCAAGAAGTTATCAATCATTTCAAGCTGATAATCAAATGGCTCGAATAGTTTTCTTCTCATTTTACCGGCGTTGCCGACCATAGTTTGGATATAGTAATAATTCCTTAGAAAATATTCAGGATCTTTCTTACATCTCCTGACTTCTGCTTTCATTGACTCAGTGTATTTTATCCGAACCGATGATTTCTTATAAGCTTCGTCTGGAATTTTAAGATATTTCTTCGGGATTTGTGTTTTAAAATCAGTCATATCTCCCTCCTTTAGATATTTAATCAATTACCTTCACATAAATAAACAAAATGACGTTTGGAGAGTAGTAAATGATATCCTATAACCGTTTGGCCACAGAAATCTATCAGATTTTGTCAGCACCAAGCTACGATTACACGCTAAAGATGTATAATTCTGAAGGAGACTCTACCACCACTCCTAAGAAAGTGAAATGGATTTATGTCGAACCAGACGATATTGTTCTTCGTTTACCAGTTGAAGGAGGCGCACGGACGACTCCTGAAGCGAACGAAGTATATTTCTGGAAAAACCAAGAAATTGATGATGATCGTATGATCTCTATTATTAAGAGAATGCGTAAGATTTGCAATCTCTATGGTGTCGGATTAACAGTGAAAGACTTTTCTCGTTCTAAAATGCCCAAAAGGTTTTCTGATATGACTGAGCGCGAAATCGAAGAGGATAATATGGAAGAATCAATCAAACGTCTAGGACCAAAATTGTTCGAGGCAGAGATGCAAGAAGAAGAAATGTTCTATAGTGAAGTTGGTGATTTGTTAGGAGAGATTCTTGGAGACAACGACATTGGTCTTGTTAATTTCAATCGAGAGGACCGAAGACGAGAAATTGATTTTGGTCCTATTGTTGTTATTCAATCTTGGAAACGAGATGGCTCTCCGATGAAACCAGTTACCACTATATACATTGACGATGTCGCGCATACTATAGGTAGATTTGCAATTTTTGGACCAGATGAATATGCAGAAGACCTTGCTAGTACCATTAAAAATATCCGCGGACAGGAGGAAGACGACGACATGGAACCAGAATTTAACGAAGGCGATTCAACCGGAACGATTATCGACGTTCCTGGATCAGACGAAAGAGCACACGAAATTATCATGCAATTTGATCCAGGCGCGATTGAAAACGCACAAGACCAGTTTATGGTTGATCCTGAAGTTGCCGATGACATTTTAGGAGCATTGTATTCAGCAGGATACGACAATGCTGAAGAGTCTTACTTGATGGAAGGAATGCACGGGTCAGATCGTCGCTCATTCTTTGAGTTGGGTGAAGCAAAAATGGTTGTCGTGCATGAAGGAACTATCAATCCAGAGAAGCATGGCGCAAGATCAAGAAACATCAAGGAAGTTTACGTTGAGTCTAACGGTGAAAGATTCCGTCTTCCTGGAAAGTTCTTACCTGGTGGTCGTGCACTTTGCAGACACCTTAATGAAGGCGGCAAGGTCTTAGACAAAACTGGTCGCAAGATTATGGAAGTAGTCAAAGAAGCTTCATCGTTACGTGGATTCATTCGTGAATACCGTAAGACCCAAACAGCAACAGATCTTTTGGAAATGGCGCGTTCACGTGTTCGTAGTCTTCGTGAGTCTTGCGGCAGAATGACTGGTCCTAAGAATTATTACGCTTTCAAAGAATCATTCACAAAGTCAGCTAGAATCGGTAAAGATAGAATTACTGAAATGAAAAATCACTTGGTTGCTTCAGTTGGGTTGAACGAAGATCAAGAAATTCATGAGGGATTCGATTACTTGGCAAAGATGAAAGTAATGGAATCGTCTGATTCCATCAGAAACGTAGGCGAGGCTTTAAGTCTTCTCGAAGGCGGAGAAGAAGCTAATACAAAAGAATTAGCAACTGATTTGGTATTGAAGAAAGTAGGCAACGGTCTTTCTCGTGAACAGAAAGAGACATTGAGCTTCATGAAGGGCGTTGGCGTTAAGAAACTATGGAAAGAACATGGTGGAGATATTGCTGACAAATTCGACATGATCACAATGGCAATCAAAGACGATTTCTTGAGTAATTTGTTTAGTCGTATCGTTGACCAAGTCACAAACGATGACGAAGTTAAGAAGGGTGAGCTAGCTATTGCCAACATGATTAAAGACGGCGTAATCGGAAATGCTATTTCAGAAACAATGATGCAAGAAGCACAGCGAGAGTTGATGGAATTTGTAAACGACGCAGCCTTTGGTTTTATGAAGGAATCAAACTATCCTGATAATTTCCGTGGTCTTCCGGGTGAAGATTCAGCTGACGACGAAAGTGAAGCTGTTGCTTATATGCAAGACTTGATTGATCAAGCTATTCAAGAATTTGACCCAGCTGAATGGGATTTTGATTTAAATGATGAAGTTAGTTTTGCTGGAGCATTGGAGACAATCGTTGACGATAGTGTCTATGTAGAAATGGAAGATCGCTATCCTGACTATTTCACATGGGAAGAAATGGAAGACGCGGTTGCGGTAAAACTACGTGATCAAATGCAAATGGGATAAATGAATGAGTGATTTCGGCAAAATGTTGAATGGTGATTATCGCCTTGTAAACCTGCAGATTGTTTATTACATGCCGGATCACAATTCCATTTTACAAGAGTTTGTTTGGCAAACTTTAGATCAAGTCCCAAAGTATCCTAGAGTCTATACACTCCTTGATTTTTGGAAACAAGAAATCGAAGCAGTAATCGAAAGTATTCGTGTCTGTCATTCGGATCCATTACTTACGAATACTTACTCTACTGAAATAAATCTTCCTAATCTATTTGACAAAAAGCAGTAAAAGATACTATTATGAGTAGTCTTTTATAAATAAAGACGTAGGACAGCAAATGTTCTACAATGGCAAAACATAGGCACAAAATAGGCACAAGGAGGCTAATATGTCAGTAGACATGGATAAAATGCGCGCTCTGCTAGAGCAAGAAGAAGAAAAAAACAAAAATAAAGGATCCGAGAATAGAGGCAGCCAGGCATTGGGTGATGGTCCGGTGTATCCGCACTGGTTGATTCCTGTTGACTCGACGTGTATGTTTCGGTTCCTTCCTGATGGAAACGATGCTAACCCGTTTTTCTGGGTTGAGCGTTCGATTCGTAAGATCCCGTTCACCGCTGTAAAAGGTGTTGACATGGGTAAGCGCCAACAGGTTGAAGTTCAAGTCCCAGACTTGAATGCGTTCGAAAGGAACATCGATCCTATCCAGAAGATCATTGGTCCATGGTGGGATGAAGGTCGTAAAGAAGAGTATCGTACCTACAAAAAGAGGATCTCTTATATCTATCAGGGATTTGTCAGAAGCCACCCAGGTTTCGTTGACGGAAAAGGCAACAAACTCGAAGATGTGTTTCCGGAAAATCCAATCCGTCGCTTTATTCTTTCCCCGAAAATTCATGAGACTTCAAAAGCAATTATCATGAATCCGAAGGTTAAGCATAGCCCGGTTGATTTTGAGAACGGTCGTGACTTTGAAATCGTTATGCGTAAGCAAGGCGAATTCAATAATTACGATTCCAGCCAATGGTCGTTTGAGGAAGACGCTTTAACAGTTGAAGAACTTGAAGCGATTGAAAAGTTCGGTCTTGAAGATCTAAACCAGTTCTTACCGAATCGTCCGGACGCAGCAGGAATTGCAGCTATCGAAGAAATCTTCGAAGCATCACTTGCAGGTCTTCCGTATGATCCAGATAAGTGGGCAGATCACTATCGTCCAAATATCGCACTAGGTGGCGAAGGCGCAAAGAGTGACAAGACTACGGTTACAGTCAATAAGGGTGATACTTCCGCTGAAGTAGAAAACGAAGGTGTTGTAAAGGCACTTGAGGCTTCTAAAGAAGATGCAACCACCCCGCCTTGGGAAGAAGAAAAAGCTGAAGTAAAGGTTGAGGAGAAGGCTGAAGAAAAGCCAGAAACCAAAACTGAAAAGAAAACTTCAAGCACTGACGATCTCATGGCGAAACTCAAGAAACTTAAAGAAGAAAAAGCCGCAAAGGCTAGCTAAAACGGTGGGGGAGAAATCCCCCATCCTTTTATGACTAGAAATGCGAATAATCTAAGGAGTTTAATATGACAAAACCAGTTGACATTTCCAAATTTAGGAAATCACTCACGAAAAATATCAAAGGAATCAGTACCGGTTTTCAAGATCCACAAATTTGGCTTGATACCGGATCGTATGCGCTGAACTATTTGATCTGCGGTCGTTTCGACGGCGGCATCCCTTTGGAAGGTAAGGTAACTCAGTTTGCTGGATCAGCCGGCTCAGGTAAATCTTATATCGCTTCGGCAAACTTGGTTAAGGATGCACAAAAGAAAGGCATCTTCCCAATCATTATTGATTCAGAAAACGCTCTGGATGAAGCATGGTTACAAAAACTAGGAGTCGACACAAGTGAAGATGCTTTGTTGATTGTTAGAATGTCGATGATCAACGAAGTCGCAAAATTCTTGACTGAATTTGTTGATGATTACAAAGACTCGTATGGAGACATGCCAAGAGACGAACGTCCGCCATTCTTAATTGTGGTCGACTCACTTGGTATGATGCTTACGCCGACAAACGTGAAGCAGTTCGAAGAAGGTGACATGAAAGGTGACATGGGTATTAAGGCGAAACAGATTACGGCTCTTGTTCGTAGCACAGTTTCGATGATTGCCTCTGAAAAGATTGGTATGGTTGTGACAAACCACACTTATGATTCTCAGGATATGTTCAAGCCGGATTCAGTTATCACAGGCGGTAAAGGACTTGAGTACGCCAGTTCAATCATTGTTGTGGTTGAAAAACTCAAGTTGAAAGAAGACTCTGACGGCAACAAGACAAGCGAAGTTCACGGTATTCGTGCAGCAACGCAAGTCAGAAAGTCACGTTACGCAAAACCTTTTGAAAAGATCGAAATTAGAATCCCTTGGGAAACTGGTATGGATCCTTACTCAGGTCTGTTTGACTTGTTTGAGAAGAAAGGTCTACTCGAAAAGCAAGGAAATAAATTCCTTTATATTTGCAAAGACGGCTCGGAATTTAAAGAATTTCGTAAGCGTTTTACGACTGATATGTTCGATCGTATCATGCTTGAGTTCACCGAAGAGCCTTCAGTGAATTTAGAAGAAATTGCAAACGAAGAACTTGAATCTGAGGAGTTGGAGGCTGATAATGGATGAAGAACTTTTTCTAGAAGTTTGGACTTTGTTTAGGGTTTATATTCCAGAAAAAGACAGAGTCAATGCGGCTATGTCTTTGATCGACGCCTTCGAAGGTTGCGGCCATGACGTGGAAACATTCATGGAAATTATCGCAACTGACAATGACATTGATGCTGCTCTGGTAGAGAAGGGTTATTTGTCAGAAGAGCTCGATGATGTAGACGAATACGAGGACGCATGAGCAACTGGGTTTACCGAGTTCAAGAATCATACGATAATATAATCGACATGGTAGAACATTTCGAAGAACAGTATGAAGAAGCTCGTGGCGAAATCAAAATGAAAGGGAAGATCGAGACAAACTCGGCTATGCTCCCTGGACAATTTGAATATCGATATCGTCAACTTCAAGAGATTGAAGCAGTGCTTGAATACCTGAATATTGAATTTAGGAAGACCCGCTCAGGCCTTTATAAAAAATATCTAGAAACCTATAAACGTCAATTAACCTCGAGAGACATTGATAAATATCTGGACGGAGAGGACGAAGTGGTCCAACTCCAGATTTTAATCAACGAAGTGGCCTTATTACGGAATAAGTTTTTAGCGATTACAAAAGGATTTGAATCTAAAGGATTCCAATTAATGAACATCGTTAAATTGAGAACTTCCGGAATTGATGACGCCACCATTTAAATAGGTTTTAATGGAAACAATAGGATTTTTAGATCCAGATGCGCCAAAGAAAAGGAGATACCTTCGGCATCTGCAAGCTATCAAGAACAAAAAAAGAAAAGAAGGTATCTCTGAAATTGAACAAAAGCTGATGGGAAAGTTTTTCGAGAGAAGAAAACTCAACAGTCATATAACAGATAGTTCAATTCAGAATTTAGTTGGTTGGGCACGAACTTTATTTAGACTTCAGTCCTTTGATCGTGTAGTATCAGACTTAGCCGAAATAGGCCTAGATTTAGATATTTCCGACAGGGATAAAGTAAGAATAAAAAGAGAATTCAACCGTCGTAACAGAAAGGCTTTTGTGCCGGTTACCACAAAAACACGTGGACCGGTCGAAGTCCAATATAAGAAAAGGAGACGATAATGTCAACTACAGAAGAAATGAAAACAGCATTCCAAACTTTTGTCGACGAAGATGCAAAGTTTACAGAAAAAGGCAATGCCGCCGCTGGAACTCGCGCTCGTAAAGCATTGATGGAACTTACCAAACTTGCTAAAGCTCGCCGTACTGAAATTCAAACCGAAAAGAACGCAAAGAAAGACTAATGATCGAGGATTTATATCAATCACACGTTTTCTATGACGTCAATAAAGACGGCAGGGACTTCGTAGTGGGTGATATCCACGGTTTTATCAATAAGTTCACCGAAAAATTAAATGAAGTTGAATTTAATCCAGAAGTTGATAGAATGTTTTCTGTGGGAGACTTAATCGACCGCGGGCCTCACAGCCTCGAATGCTTAAGCCTCCTACAGAAACCTTGGTTCCACGCTGTTCTCGGTAATCATGAACAAATGATGATCGATAGTCTTGATGGAGACGAACAGGTTATGGACGTATGGGAAGGGAACGGTGGTAAATGGCACCGTGACGTTCCTTTTGATGTACTCAATGCTTGGGTAGATGAATTAGAAACGTTGCCGTTAGCAATAACGGTTAACACCGATTCTGGCCAAATTGGCATTACTCATGCTAATCCTCCAGAAGATTGGGAACACGCTATCAATAGAACCAGATTTTTTGAGAATCTTTTTCTTTGGGGCCGCACGAAAATAATGCATCGTGACTCAAAAGAAATTGAAAATATTTACATGACGGTACATGGGCATACGCCCACGGCCGGAGTTCAGCAATTTGGAAATTCGTACTTTATTGACACTCTTCGAAACGGAGGCGGTGAACTCACATTTATGAGGATTCAATGAGGATTAGTGAGTTGCAACAAGATATAAACGCGAATGGAACATTCGCAGGAGTACGGACATCAAATAGAACGAACATCGAATTAAAGAAATATCAACAAGAGAATGATATTCAAAATCCAAATCCGATGCATAAATTCCACGTTACGCTTTTGTTCTCGAGAAAACCGTGCCCGAACTACGAGCCTTTGGGTGAGTATCCGAAACCAGTTCTGGCTGAATTTAAGCAATGGAAGATTTTTCCTACTCAACCAGATGAAAACGGAAATATCAGCAATTGTTTGGTGATGGCATTGGATTGCCCTTGGTTAATTAAAAGACAAAAAGATTTGGTAAGGGAACATGGCGCGTCTTTTGATTTTCCTGAATACGTTCCGCATATCACATTGTCATACAACGCCGGTGATATTGATCCAGAATCGTTTCCTGAGTTTATGGAACCGATTGAGTTGGTTTTAGAATATCAAGAACTAATCAATCCAAAATGGGCTAAAGGAAAAGAATAGTTGACAAGACGGTTTTACCGTGTTAGGATATTAACATGACAGATTATAGTGTAGATCCAGAAAAAGACACTAAGACCAAACCCAAGAACAAAGAACCTAAGTTCTACAAGGTTATTCTTTTGAACGATGACTTCACCTATATGGATTTCGTGGCTGATATTTTGACTACGATTTTTGGCAAAAGCATCGAAGAAGCGAATCACATTACTTTGGAGATTCATCAAACCGGTAAAGCAATTGCCGGCGTCTACACTTATGATGTCGCGGAAACCAAAGCGGTAGAAACGATTGATCTGGCTAGAGTAAACGGATTTCCGTTACTCGCACAACTCGAGGAAGAATGATACCGAACGCACCACCAAGCGAAGAAATTTTCAAAATTAGAAATCAGTCAACAAAAATGAAGATTGTTGAAGACTTCCCGCCAAACATCGATGCCTTGCGATTGGTATTCCCAATAACCAATACGGTAATCTTTGCGTGGGGTGACAAGATTTATAATCCACACAAAGTTGATATCCCGGATGAACTGATCGCCCACGAGATGGTTCACGGCGCCCGTCAATTAAAGATGGGAGTGAATGAATGGTGGGTTCGATATATTGAAGATCCAGCTTTCCGTTTAGCCGAAGAAGTTCCCGCTCACCAAGCTGAATTTACTTGGTTAATGAAAAATGCTAACCGTAAAGAGAGAAGATCGGCGTTGAAAGTCGTTTCAAATAAATTAGCTGCTCCTCTTTACGGAAAATTAATTACCCCGAAACAAGCACAGAAAATAATCAAGGAGGCATTAGATGGGTAAGAAACCTACTCGCCAAAAACTATATCGTGACAATTATGCTGACATTTTTGGAAAAAAGAAAGCAAAGCCTGAAGGCAAATTCACAAAAATGCTAGGGAAGGTTATTGACAAAGCAAAAGAAACCGGACTTGGTGATTAAATGTTGATCGTAGTTGATACCGAGACAACAGGACTCAACACCAAAACCTGTGATATTATTGAAATTGCCGCATGCCCTGTGGGAGATGATCAAGTCAAGAGTATGTTAGTCAATCCTATGGAGCCGATTCCAGAAGAAGTGGTCAATATCACCAACATCACCGATGAAATGGTGGAAGACCATGCGCCTTTAATTGAAGCGTTTCCGGAAATTGCCAAGATGTTGCATCTAGACGACAATCCTTATTTCATTGCACACAATGCACCTTTTGACAGAAATGTGATGATTCACAATTTCAAGCGTATTGGCTTTTCAGATGATGATCTTGGATTCTTAGCACAAGACCGTTGGATTTGCACAAACCGCCTCAGCAGAAAAGAATTCAGAGACACTCCAAGGTGTAAAAGCACCAAATTAACTGAGATGCAAAAGTTTTTGAATCTTGACGTGCCTGAAAGTAACATTGCCCACAGAGCAGGCGCCGACGTGCTGACTTGTATGCGTTTGTTCGAATGGTTCCAAGACAAGCACCCAGAGTATTCTTCTGAAGACTGGGTTGATTTTTGTTGGGAAGGCTACCAAATTATTAGATTCCCGTTCGGTAAGCATAAAGGCAAGAAATTGCTTGACATCCCGACAGATTATTTTGTATGGTTGTTTGAGAATATCGACAGCTTGAATCCAGAGAACGATAATTTCGATAAAGACCTTTACACTTCTATTTCAAAGGAAATTGATCGACGGGTAGAAACAATGGGGATTGAAGTCTGAAAGGAAACACAAATGGGAAAAACTCATACAGAAGATGAACGAGTTTATCATGAAGAAATGCCAAAAGCCGATACCGGGTTTTTAGACGTAACCGGTAGACCGATATGTGTGTCGGAGATTTGGTTGCATTCAATCCGCCAAATTATAAAGGCATTAAAACTGGATTCATCGTGAAGGCAACACCAAAAATGGTTGCCGTTGAATATTTTGTTGGTATCAGCAATTTAAACAGTCTAAAAAATTGTACTCTATCAAATACGAGACGCCAAAAATGTGGCAATTCTCCGAGAATAAGTTATTGACTTTTCTAAAAGAAGAAGTTATAAATAAGATTGTAAGTTAGCATCAGCAATTTACGCTATATTGAATCGCAAGGTTACAATATGAAATGGTCGAAACCCATTTCACGAAAGTGAGGTAAGACAAATGAAAAATAGAATCCTAGACGTATCACGACAGAGCACCATTGCTCCACTCTCCCCTTGGTTTTCCGCCCAATTAGATAGGCTGATCCAAAAACAACAATTCCTTCCAGAAATAGAACTTGCTGGTGTCCAAAACGATTTGGTCGACAATTTGATTGCTTATAAAGAGCAGGCAAATATCGAAAATGTTGTTTTAGGAATGTCCGGCGGCGTTGACTCAGCACTGACTGCTTCTTTGTTTAAAGAAGCTGGTTGGAAAGTTTCCGGTTACCTGTTGCCTATCAATCAAGACCCGGAAGAAACCAAACGCGGTGCAGAAACCTGCGAAGCTCTTGGTATTCCCTACACCGAAATTGATCTAACAGCTGAAGCAAAAGCAATGGCTAATCGATTGGTGCACATCAATCCCACAACCCAACAAGAAAAAATTCGTGCCGGAAATATTCGTGCTCGGCTACGGATGATCACACTTTATGACGCAGCAAACGCGGTTCGGGGTTTGGTCGCTTCGACTGATAACTTCTCCGAATTGACCGCAGGCTTCTGGACACGCTTTGGGGACGAAGGAGACCTCGCGCCGCTCCGGTCTTTATGGAAATCTTGGGAAGTTCCAATGCTTGCTCGGATGGTCGGATTACCTGAGTCAATTTATACAGCAACGCCTACTGATGGCCTCGGAATCGACGACGGCGACGAAGCGCAGTTCGGCTGCTCATACTTGGAATGGGATATTATGGTGATGAGTTTTTTATCTAATACGACTCAAGTAACTGATAATCGTTCCGCAGAAGTTTATGATATAGTAGCAACACGAATGAAGAACTCATGGTTTAAGCGAGCAG